TAAAATGCTAGGCCAAGCGGCTGTTCAATTAGTGTATAACAAAAGCAAAACAGCAATAACTAGAGTGATACATTTTCCTATGGAAACTCTTAGAGCTGAAAAAGCTAAAGATGGTAAAGTAGAAGCTTATTATTATCATCCTAAATGGCACGATTTAAAGCCTAGTGATAAACCAAAAAGAATACCTACATTTGGTAATGGTGGTAAAAGAGATTTAATAGAATTATATATATTTAAACCATATAGGTCTGGATTCTATTATTATTCTCCTGTAGATTATCAATCTTGTTTGCAATATGCAAACTTAGAAGAAGAGGTAAGTAATTACCACATAAATAATATTAAAAATGGTTTACAGCCTTCTTTATTAATTAACTTTAACAACGGAGTACCAAATGAAGAAACTCAAGAACTTATTGAACGAAAAATTTATGATAAATTTAGTGGCTCTTCTAACGCTGGTAAATTTATACTTGCTTTTAATGAGTCTGTTGAAACTAAAGCTGATTTGGAACCTATACACCTTCCTGATGCTCATGCTCAGTATCAATTCTTAGCTGACGAAAGTAGAGAGAAGATAATGTTAGGCCATGGTATTGTATCTCCTATATTATTAGGTATAAAGGACAATACTGGTTTCGGTAACAATGCAGAAGAATTAAGAACTGCATCTATCCTTATGGATAATATAGTTATTAGACCTTTCCAACAAGGTATAATAGATGGTTTAGATGAAATATTAGCATTCAATAATATTTACTTGAATCTATATTTTGTAACACTACAACCAATAGAATTTACTGAATTAGATAATATATCTACTAAAGTAAAAAGAGAAGAAGAAACAGGAGAAAAGTTAAGCTCTCAAGAACCATTAGATTTATCTGATGATGATGCAGATGACATATATAGCCAATTAGAAGAGTTAGGTGAAGTTGTATCAGACGAATGGGAGCTTATACATACCGAAGCGGTAAAAGATGACAATGAGGAGTTCGATTTAACTAAATTAAGCGTATCTGAAGAAGATGCAAGCCCTACAAAGCGTTCTAGTCAAGACAATTCTGGTTATAAAGTAAGATACGCTTATTCTCCTGTCAGAAATTCTGCAAAAAGTAGAAAATTCTGTAAACAATTAGAATCTTTAACGTCAAAAGAAGTTGTCTTTAGAAAAGAGGACATAACTAAGATGTCTACAAGAGGAATAAATAAAGAACTAGGACATGAAGGCAAGAAATACAATCTATTTAAGTTTAAAGGAGGTAAAAATTGTCATCATTTCTGGGAAAGAAGAGTATATAAAAGAAAAATAAGTGTAGATACCGAAGTTGAGGCATCAGACGCTGTAAAGGATGGATTTAAGGAGCCTAAAAACCCTAAAGAAGTACCTGTAAGGCCTGTTGATATGCCAAATGGAGGTGCATATCCAAAAACTAATTAATTATGGCACAGAAAGCACTTTTTATAACAATAAATGAGTTAAAACGCAAGTCTATAATAGATGGTAACGTAGATGCGGATAAATTAATACAATTTATAGAGGTTGCACAAGATACTCATATACAAAATTACTTAGGAGGTAAATTGTACACTAAATTACAGAATTTGATTATAAATGATGAAATAAATGATGCAGGAAACTCTGATTATAAAAGTTTATTAGATACATACATAAAACCTATGCTTGTTTGGTTCACACAAAGCTCATATATACCTTTTGCGATGTACCAAATAAGCAATGGAGGTGTATTTAAACATAGAGGGGAAAATTCAGAGACGATTTCATTAGAAGAGATGAGAATGATGCTTGCTAAGGTAACTGAGACAGCAGAGTTCTATACTAGAAGATTTACTGATTATATGGATTTTAACAGCAGCTTATTTCCAGAGTACACAAGTAACCAAAATGGTGATATGTACCCTGATAGAGATGTTAATTTTAATTCATGGGTACTTTAAATGTATAGTAAGACGATAAAGACATATAAACCAAAAGAAAGCAACGTAGTGAAGCTAGAATCATTCTTAAACAGAATAGATAAAGACAAAGATAAAGTTGCAAATAAAAACAATAAATAATGGCTACATTATCAGGAAATAAAATAAAAGATACTTACCAGTCATTAATCAAACTGACAGATAATGGCAATTTAACTACAGGAGCTAAACAGCTTACTGATGGATTTGGAAACAATTCTCCTTTATATATTTCTACTACACAAATCGGAATAGGAGTAACGCCAGAAGCAACTTATGATTTACACGTTTACTCAAATGCCAAAGTAGGAGGTAATTTAACTGTAACAGGAGATTTAACAGTAGAAGGAACAACAACAACAATAGATACTCAAACATTAACTGTAGAAGACCCATTAATTGAAGTTGCAAGTAATAACACTTCAACAGATGCAGTAGATATAGGTTGGTATGGTAAATACGCACCAAGTGGAACTGTGTTATATGCAGGTTTATTTAGAGATACGGGAGATAGTAAATTTAAATTATTTAGAAACCTAGAGGAGCAACCAACTACTACAGTAAATACAAGTGGAACAGGATATACTAAAGCAGATTTAGTCATAGGCGATTTAGATGCTTTAGACATAGATGCAGAGAATATTACATTACCAACAACAGGCACAAATTCAGGAATACCAAGTAGTGTCGGTGTCGCATATTTTGGAAACACAAATAATAGAATATTTAATGATTCAAGCGGAATTACTTTAAGGATTCAAGCTAGTGACAATTTAGATATTAAAGCAGAGAATTTTAGCTTTAGCAATACTAATGGGAGTTTATTAAGAGGTGGCGATTCAGGTGTTAGGTTATATTATCAAAACTCTGAAAAGCTAACGACTACAACAAATGGAATCGAGGTTACAGGAACAGGTAGTTTTACAGGACAAGTTACAATACCCGCAACGCCTGTAGCCGACACTGATGCTGCAAGTAAAGGATATGTAGATGGATTAGTCGAAGGTCAAGATACTTTAGCAGAAATACTTGCTAATGGAAATACAACTGGTGGTACTGATTTAATAGTTAGCACTTCTGACCAAATATTTTTACCAAATGGTAGTTTATCAAATCCTGCATTATCTTTTACTAATGATACTGATACAGGTATTTCTTATGATGCTTCTTCTGGTATAAGATTTAGTTTAGGTGCAAGTGAAAGATTTAGAATATCAAATAATTTTATAAATTTTAAGCCAGATGGATTTACAAGATTTTCTGTTAATTATAATGGAATATTTGCTTATTTAGATACAGAAATACAAGGAGAATTAACTGTTACAGGCACAGGACAAAGTAGTTTTGCAGGTCAAGTTACGATACCTGCAACGCCAGTCGCAAGTACAGACGCAGCTTCTAAAGGATATGTAGATAGTCAAGTAGGTGCTAATAACGAATTGTCAGAAGTATTAGCAAACGGAAACACTACAGGAGGTACTGATATAGCTATTACAGCAGGAGATAAAATAACTAATTTTACATCTACTGGTATTGATGACAATGCCACTTCAACTTCTTTGACAATTGCAAGTGATGGAGTTGCAACTTTTATAAACAACATAGATATAAACGGAAACAATAAACATATACGTTTTATAGATACATACGGAAATTGGTTAATTGAAGCAGGAGATGGAGCTAACAACTTTAAAATACATAGTCAAAGTTTAGCAGCAGATTATTTAACTCTTGAAGGAGGAGGTCAATTAAATCTAGGAGAATATGGTTCTGGTAGTTTTACAGGAACAGCAGCATATAATTTATCTGTAGATTCAAGCGGTAATATAATAGAAACAGCAGGAGGTGTTGTTGATGGTAGTGGTACTGCTACATTTTTACCTAGATGGTTAGATTCAAATACACTTGGAGACAGTATTCTAAATCAATCTAGTAATGATATTATAATTGGATATAATTCTAATTCAACACACTCATTTGAAAAAACATTTGCAACAGGACACGCAACAGGCAATAGAGGTGCTGAAGTTCATTTCGGTATGGATGATGGTGGTGGTAATGTTGGAATGAGAGTAATTGATTCTGCATCTTCAAACGCTAGTTTTAATGCTCAACATATAGAGTTTCATACTCACGAAGGAGGAGTTTCTGTTGGTAAAAGAATGGAAATTTTAAGTACTGGTAATTCTATTTTCTATAATAACGTAGGAATTGGAACGACTTCTCCTTCAACTAAATTACATTTAGGAGGTACTGCACCTTTAGATTCAATTATTCGTCAAGATTCTACAGTTTCAGGAACAAACTGGGAAATTGGTGAAAGAGCAGCAGGTAAATGGCAAATATGGGAAGATGATGGAGATAGTGTTGTTGCTACTTTTATGTCATCAGGAAACGTAGGAATTGGAACTGATTCGCCTGATGCTATTTTTCACGTTGCTAAAGCAAATTCAGGTGGAATAGGAGGACAAATAGTTATTGATAACCCCACAAGTTCAACATTAGGGAATTCTGTAGAAATTTCTTTTCTTACAGATGCAGGAGCTTCTGGAACAAATATACGAAATGCACGTATTTTAGCTGTTAATGAAAACGCAGGAAATGGAGCTGCTAATATGCAATTTCACACGTGGAATGGAAGCACAAGTGCAGAAAGAATGCGTATAGACAGTACAGGAAACACAACTATAAATGGAGATACCTCTATAAACAGAGGGAACCAAACATCTGGAGAATTATTATTAGGAGGAACTACTGATGGTGGTTTTGTAGATTTTGATGGTACTAGCTTACAGCTTAATACACAAAGAGACCCAAATACCGGTACATTTGTTAATACAGGAAAATCAAACGCAAGTATAAATTTAGTTGGTGCTGCTGGTGGTTCTTATATCAGATTTAATACTGCTGCTGCAAATAATACTACTGCAACAGAAAGAATGCGTATTAATTCAGTTGGAGATATGATTATTAAAGATTATGGGAATATTTATGCTTCTATCAATAATTCAACTGTTAATTCTGGAATTTACTTTGGTGGTACTGATAATACTCTTCGGTCATATACCAACGATACAGAAAGAATGCGTATAGATAGTTCAGGAAACGTAGGAATTGGAGAAACAAGTCCTACAAGTAAATTACACGTTAAAGATACTCCTGCGGCAACAAGTGGAGCAATTTTGACATTAAGAAATTCACAAGCAACAGCATCTAATACAACTTTTGGCGGTATCTTTTTTAGTTCAACACCAGGATATGATTTTAGTATCGGAAAATCAAATGTAAATTCTACAACAACTCTAAGTTTTAGAAATGGAAACTCTGGTGCATCTTTAATGGACATTGATGCTGCTGGAAACGTAGGAATTGGAACGACATCGCCTGATGAGAAATTAGATGTTGTTGGTAAAATGAAAATATCTGATGATATTATTTTAGCACAAACTAATGGTAGAATTGATTATGATAATGGAAATTCTAATGGTGCATTAAGATTCCATTCAACATCAGCTAATGAAGAAAGAATGCGTATAACATCTGGAGGGCACGTTTTATTTGGTACTACTGACACGGCTTTAAGTAGTGGCGTAGGTTTTAAATATATTGATTCTGCAACAGCTCCATATTTTGGATTAACAGTAAATTCCTCAAGTGCAACGGGTGTGAGTAATTTCCATCACTATAATACAAATGCTACTTATAATGGCTTTAGATTTTATATAACTAATAATGGAGGTATTTATAATTATTCAGCGAATAATGTTAACTTATCTGATGAAAGAGTAAAAACTAATATAGAATTATCTGGTAATTATTTAGACAAAATTTGTTCAATACCTGTTAGGTTATTCAATTACAAAGATGAGCCAGAAGGAACTGAAAAAAATCTTGGAGTTATTGCACAAGAAGTTGAAGCTATTGCACCAGAACTTGTAAACCCAGAAGGTTTTGGGGAAACACCAGAAGATGGGATACCTTTAAAGAGTGTTTACACAACAGATATGATGTATGCTTTAATGAAAGCAATACAAGAATTAAAAGCAGATAACGATAGCTTAAGAGCAAGAATAGAAACTTTAGAAAATAATTAATATGGCAAATACTTATAATTGGAAAATTAATGCGTTAGACGCTAAAATTCAAGACGGAGATAATAGCGATGTTATCTACACAGTACATTGGAGTTATATTGCACAAGACGAATCAGGAGAACATCAAGCAAGTTCAATAGGTACGTTAGGTGTGACTTATGACCCAGACAACTTTATTCCTTATGCTGACTTAACTAAAGACGATGTAGTAGGATGGTTAGAAGCAGGGTTAGATGTTGAAGCGATGAAAACAAATTTAGATAATCAAATTGAATTACAAATAAACCCAGTAGATGAAACATTAAGACCTGACTGGAATTAACTATATTTGAATATAAATTTAATATTATGAGTAAAATAAAAAAAGAAGAATTAGAATCATTACAAGAATCACAAAAGAAGTTTGCTGCTATTAAGCACGACTTAGGACAGCTTGAAGTACAGAAACATGGATTACTACATTTGTGGGCAAGTATTCAAGAGGAAGAAAATAAGTTTAAAAAAGAGCTAGAAGAAAAGTATGGTAAAATAAATATCAACTTGGAAGATGGTTCTTATGAAGAAATTAAAGAAGAAAATAAAAGTTAATACTATG